CCAATGCCTGGATAGTCTGTACATTTGATGGAACATAGCAATCACCATCTTCATAATACCAATAGTCTCCTATGACTTCCACTAATTTTCGGGTTTGTTCTTGTAAAAATTCTGAGAACATATCACTTATTTTATATATACGTAGAGATAATAATTTTTCTCGATATATATTATAATATGTCCAAAAAACAAACACCATATGCCAAATGTAAGAGTAAGTTGATAGACTCTTATATGAAGAAGTTTGAAAGAGGGGAATTGAAGAGTGGAAATAACTCCATAATCAAGAACAGATTACAAGCAGTCGCCATGGCTCTCTCAATAAGTGAGAAAGCGTGTGAAAAGAAGATAACCAAAGCAGATATAGAGGACAAAGAGGAGAAAGTTCACAAGATGCTCTATGCAAAAGATAACGAACTATTATCAACCAAATTGCAACTTAGTAATGTGAAGAATGCGATGTTTCTCATGGATTATTATAAAAAGAAGAGATCAACTGCCAAGTTGCACAAGTTGGAATCGGAACTGCTCTCACGTGCTGTTCTCGCAGCAGGGGAAGGAAATTTAACAGCGAATGTTTACAAAGATTTGAAAAAGTATATAAAAGCGAGACATGGTAAATAAGTGTATATAAATGTACTATTTAGTTTATGATAATTTTACATGTGAAGAGTACAGTTATAAGGTATTCTTAGGAGTTTGTACAACAACTACAGAAGTTTCAAAGATTATTTCTCATTATGCTGTTTATAATTATAGAGTGAACGATACTTCTGAATCAATTGATCAGACAGATATTAAAGTTGTTGTAATCCAAACAGATGATTACGACAAATTGAGCAATATATGGGAAGGATATGATATTTATACATCGTCTGGTGCAATTTTTCAAGGATGGGCATATGAGGATATATATAGAAAATTTTGGTTAGGTATATTTTATGATTCTGATGAGAATACATATCTGGATGATGAGGACTGTGATAATATTATAACTGCAATAGAGAATGGTCAAACTATACTTTGAGCAAAGAACAGTTTTCTTGGCAGAGTGTACTCTGGCATCTGATCACAACATTTACTTATATCGACGAAGTGATTGAGCCATTGATAATATTCATGTATTCCGAAAACTTCAACAATGTATTTCTCTTGTTCTTCATCTGTCATTTCATCCATAATTAGATCTTCGAGATCTTTAACGTTGTCGTAATCAACCTGTGTTTCATATCTTGGATATTGAAATCCCTCAGTTATTTCAGTATAAAATGTTTCAGCTCTAAGAAGATCTGTATTTCTCAATCTATCTAACAATCCTGTATCGTCATCTGTTGTAAAGATACCATCTTTCTTAAACTCTTTATCCGTGAAATCACAAATGATTACACGTTTACCTTCTGAATGAGCCTTTTTGATTCTTTTGTAGAAATCAACCTTCCATTTTGGAAGCGGTTTTAGGAATGTTGAACGAAGATCCTTAACTTTCGCATCGTAAAAGTCCATCTCTCGCTTCAAATTCACAATCTCATTCTTCAATGTCTTTATTCTAGTACTTGTATTGCTAAGTTTTTGTAACCAATCCACAATATTTGGATGTTTGTAATACACTTCAGTCCGTTTATTCGCTTCTTCCAAATATTCATCTATAATCTTTGATGCATTCATAATACAATTGTAATATAACACATTCTTTATGTAAACAAATTCAATTTTTTATAAAAGTACACAAAACACCAACTTAGTAAACATAGTTAAAGTATAAGACGGGGACATACTGCCCATGTCTACTGGTTGTAGGTTGTGTAGGGGTTTACGGGGCAGCGAAGCTGTTGCAGAAGGCAATGCAATCTCCCCGTCCTTTAAAATTGATTTTTTTATTTTATGATTACTATGGTGATAATTCATATCATGAGCGGTAAAAAACGTAAACGCGTTAGCTTTTCAGAAGAGTATATTAAACCCGATGGGTTATCTGTATTTGCAGATTTTTTCAATGAGTACATGAAAGATATTTTTCGATTAGTTGAGAGAAAGAATGGGGAAACAGTTGTTAAAATGTTAAGAAAGAATGGAGACGTGAACATGTTGATATGTATACGGACGATGTTGATTTCTACAATTTTGCGATGTCAAGATTCAAAAAGTGGACGAACAAAAATCCTCCCTAGAGGTGGATCTAATCTACGTATCCTGCGTCTTCATTGTAGAGGATTGAAGAAGAATGTTGATCATTTGACATACGTAATTGATAATATGATGCGAAGTAAGCAATAAAAAAATTGTTTATTTTTTTTTATAACATTGTTGATACATTGTATTTAGTATGTTCAGTCGTAATAGTATTGTATACGATTTATGTCCACCATCTCAAACATTCATTCAGAATATGTTTATGCTGTTTGTATGCATTTTCTTGTTTGGAATGCATGTCAAGAATAACGATCCAATCTTGGCAGTTCTGTTTATTATTGTATTTTTCAAGTTCACTGTGAACGTATTGGTTAGTTTTGATCGATAAAGAGGAATATATTTTTTATAAAAAAATGCATGAAATAAAAAATATATTGTTGATTTGGACTTTACCGTGTGAAGGTAAAACGTCATGCATACACATTCAAAAGAACCAGTCGATGACTTAATCTGTTAGAGTTTTTTGAGGTGTAAAGGTTAAGTCAGGTTAATATCTAAATAAACATTCTTACAATAAAGAACAATATTCCTACAATAACTGCCTTGAGAACAATACCCTTCATATTGATAGTTCCATACTCATTCGCGATCTTTGGAATAAATCTTGTAAGAGTTTTGTTAACAACTCCCATATTGAACAGAATGAACAAAATAATAACAATTAATGGTCCTGTCAACTTGCTCGGTAAATCACCTGCCATTCCCTTGAGATTTGCCATAAAACCTTTCTTTTGTGGAGGTGGTGCTTGTTGTGGTGGTTGTTGATGTTGCATCTGTTGTTGTTGCTGAAACTGACGAGCTCTTTCCAGTTCCATCATTCTATGTTGGTTTGCCAACGCCGGGTCCATCTGATGCTGATCCATACCGGTGTTTATTTGTGCACGTTCTTCAGTTTGGTTTTCCAATTCGTTGTATTTTCTAAGTACTTGTTGGGATGCTGATAAATTTGCGTCATCACCTTGACCATCATCATCCATATTAATTAAGTGTTCTATCGGTGTACTCTTATTTGCCATAGTCCGTTATAGTGTTTTCTATATGTTTTTTTCTATTAATTATACGCAAATTAGATATCAATGGCTTTGTTAGTACATTTTGTTGGCATAACACTGTACTTATAGCATTTGTCGTCAAACATGTAAACTTTCTGTGTTACAACATCTGGCGAAGGTGCTTTATAAACGATGCAATCACGTCCTTTACATGCTTTTCTGAAAATACATGCCAAACCTAAACCCCACAATATTGAGATTATTATTCTACCTAATGGTGTTTTCAGTATACTCATATACTATAACACACATTTTTTTATTTAGGCGAAGTATTTTCTCTTTATCTTTGAAAACAAACCCTCTTTTGGATCATCATTATTCTCAATATGTTGAATCTTTGTAAACTCAATCTTACTCTTATCTTTCGGACATTGTACAACCTCTGGCTTATACCTGTAACAAGTGTCTGAACTATCCCTGTAAACTGTTTTGTCAGCATTGTCCGGTGTCGGATACTTAATAACTATTTTTGGTGGAGGAGTTGATATATAAGTCAAAAATATTCCAATACACAAAGCAACAGCAAACCATAAAGGACTGATATATTCTAATAACTTCATTATATTAGAGTATAGATATTATTTTGATTCACCATTACAATCTGATAACTTTAATATTACTATGATCCGCCATCGACACAACTTTTGTATCATACCCCCCACTTGTTATTTTTTTAACCGGACGAACCATAGTTGACTGAGGTGCGTTGCTGACCTGAGGTGCGTTGCTGACCTGAGGTGCAACGCCAACTGAATTCATTGCTGATTGAGGTTTTTCATTTACAATTTCAGCTATAGTTGATTGTTGAATATCTTTTGTAGGTAATCTTGGTACAAAATCTTTTGGTATTATACTTTTATCACCTTTTTGGTGTAATTTCTTCATTCCACCCATCTGTTTGTTATTGATTGTTATGTTAACATTTTTGTTCTGTTTGACAACTGGCATTCGCAATATGAAGTGACTATTTGAATAACTTATAATCTTTTTCAACTGTTCCAACTCTTTTCTTTTACTATTGATTGTTAATTGAATTTGGATGTACTCTTTACAAATATTCAACCACACCAAAACTCTCACAATATTTTCCACATCGATACCCAAATTTTTTGATTCGTCTTGCAAAACCTTCTCACTCGGTTTTGTACCATATTGTTTATAAATTGCTACTAAATCTTGTATTTTATCATTTGTTATCTTCTCTGTTAAGATAGCTCTATACATTTCATCTCTTTTTGGATACAACACAATAAGTTTACCAAAATTACTTGTAATATCATTGTTAATATCTGCGAGTTGCTTCTTTTGTGAATCAAGTAGCTGTTTGATTTTAGATGTAACTTCGTTAATCTTCTTCAATTCAACTTTCAACTCATCAAACTCTCTCTTATTATTCGCTTCACTCTGAGTATTACTTATTATCTTACTCACCTTTGCATATATCTTATTCTTCTTTGTTTCATTCTTCACATAATACTCCTCAATATTCACAACCAATGGCGGAATAATAACAGTCTTATTCTCACTATTCTTATTATCAACCATTATATACATATCATCTTTCACAATCCTTGTAAAATCATCAGTACTTCTCTTACTTCTAAAAAAGATATTCAACTGTTGCTCATAACTTTTATACACATCAGTATCTCTAACATCTGGTTGACTGAATATCAAATTCATATCAATATCAGTATCCACATCATTAGAATCCACACTGTTTGCATTATTGGAAACTTCATCATTTATATCACTATTTAAATCACTGTTCGCGTTATCAGAAACTTCATCATTTACATTACTGTTTACATTATTATTGTTTGCATTGCCATTTACATTATTGTTTACATTGCTGTTTGCATTGCCGTTTACATTATTGTTTACATTGCTGTTTGCATTGCCGTTTACATTACTATTTACATTACTGTTTACATTGCTGTTTGCATTATTGTTTACATTGCTGTTTGCGTTGTTGTTTGCATTATTGTTTGCATTATTGTTTACATTGCTGTTTACATTGTTGTTTGCATTGTTGTTTACATTGCTGTTTACATTGTTGTTTGCATTGCTGTTTACATT